GTTAATCTATGTCCAACATCGTTTGAAATTGCATCACAAATGCCTAACTTTAGCAAATGGGTTAGATCTAAGCTGCTAGAGGTAGATCAGAGAAATAGTTTCAGAGTAGAATATCATATGTGGTGTCCAGACCATCCAGAATATGTTAGAGTTAGTGATCATGTACCGCGCTTTGGTATGCATTGTAGTCAATGCGATTTACTGATGGAAGGGAGATGGGTTCAAGCATGATGTGTCAATGTGCGATTTGTGGTTTTAGTGGTGAAGTCTTTGATTATCATTTGTGGCGATCAACTGATAGAAGATATCCACAACTATGGATATGTGATATCTGTTATGTTGATCTAAATAACCCTGGATCCGCGTAAAGCAGTTCGTTCATATTCTGCAATCTCTGGTGTATATTCTAAACCTGCCACAGGCCCTGAACCGAATTTACCCTCTGCGCCGGCTTTACCTACTTCTGTACCTAGTTTTGCTCCTAAGTAAAGAGGGCCAACTACTCTAGGCGCCAGTCTCATTCCTATTGCTAAAGGCCCGGTAACTTCCGGACTAGATTCATAGGCTAACCACTCATAGAGTTCTTTCCAATTATTACGCCACTTTTGACCCTGCTCTTGTCTTTGCTTGCGTCTCTTGGCTCTCGCGTCTCTGCCTGCTTCTTCATAACGCCTAGTTAGTTCACTAATAGGGCCTTGTAGTATAGGGGCAACCATTCTTATCAAACCTGATTAGCAAGTTCATAAGACCTCTTAAGTCGCATCATATATTCTAGATCAGGTTCTTCTACTGTGAACGCGTCTAGTATTACTCTCTTGGCTGCTAATGTTATAGCAGTTAAACCATTTGTATTGTCGGGGAATTGTGGAAAACTAAAGGCTCTATAACAATAAAGGCAATCTGCAGCTGTTGGTTCCAAACTAGAAAAGTAATTATCAATTAAGGGAGTTACTGTCGCGTTTCCTAATGTAGTAAAACTGCCCGCTCCCATAACACTGTTCGGGTAAAATATTCTAAAGGATCCATGAACTATGTGAGTCCTGTTAAAATTACCTTGGTCAAAGAACGGATTGCTAAGGGGAATAAATCCCGGAGAGGTAATCATGGCTTGTAATAATTGGTCATCATTAAATGGAACAGATGAAACTATGATCGTTTCAAAAATAATATCTGTATTCGCATCATAAGCGGCCCAATTTATAGATTCGGGACCACCAACTTGTTCAAAACTTCTTCTAAAACCAACTGTTAAGTCGGATTGAGTATATCCCGACAAGTCTATCTTAGTTTCTTGGACATATATTCCGTTAGCCGCTTTCCTAGTATCAGTTGGGTATAATTCCCAAGTGCCGGGTGTATCTCTACTATCATTTACGGCCATTATAGGAAATTCTACAACTAATTGACGATCTACCATATTACTCACCTTTCTTTTTCTTTCCTTTCTTTGCAGGTTTAGGTTTAGGTTTAGTATGCCGGGCTCTGAGTAGTTCTATCATTTCTTAGACCTCTTGAATGCTTTAGACATAGCCGCTAAATCTAGTCTCCCTTTTTTTGCTCCTCTCTTGAACTTGATATGGTTAGACTTGTTTTTGATGTATCGCTGCCAACTACTAAGTTTGCGTCGAGTTTTCTTAGCCGTCTGCTTAACTTCTTTAACGGTCTCAGTAACATCAGTAACAGTGCGCTCAGCCCTGCCAAGTAATGCTCTAAGTTCATCGAGCGATCCCTCAATCTTAACCAAGGTATCAACCTCAGTTATCAGAAGCGGTCGATTGTATTGCGATTGCCATCCAGTCTTTAGTGCCTAGTTTAACAACTCTACACTTAATTCTAGCCGTAATGAATAGATCACCAGTACCAACTGCGCCACCATCATTACCAGCACATAGATACAAACTATCATTGACCACCATAAAGGCCTCACTTAGTGCAACCGGGCCAAAGTTATCCGGGTACAAATCCATCATATGAGAAAGAATGTTTTGAGAGTCATCAATGTTTAATGCACTTGAAGCGATCAGACTCTGATTATCTGCTCTTACGAATGCTGTACTTGGATTCAAATCGGTTAATTGTGTTGAGATTGCTCCATCTGCAGCTAACATATTAGAACCAAATTGATTAAAATTGCCACCATGTTGGATCACAATGTCAACTGATTCTACTGCCACCGCTTGTCCTGTTGCTACATTCACATAAGCACCAAGGTCAATAACGCCTTGTACTCTGCTACCAGTTGCACTTGCTGCGGGTAAAGTTACTGTCTCTGTCAAATAAAAACTGCCTGTTTTTGCTGTCGCCATAGCATAATGTGGCTGCCGCCCGCCTATAAACATCACTTCAATCTTCTAATCGGTGGCAGAGGGTCGCGGCGTACTATCTAACCACCGCTTCCCCTCCTCCACCCGTTTCTAACTAGCCATACTATTTTACCTTGGTAGTCAAAAATTTACACTGTATATATATATAATACAACTAATTAGCCAAGGATATGGGTAGAGATGGATCCTCACAAAGAGCATTATACATCCGACGCAAAGGCGAATGGATAAGAATCGGCACACTTACAGCAAGTAAAAAGGTAATATTTGATGAAAGTGTAGACACAATTCTGGTAGATGTATTTGAGGAGTGGAACAAATGAAGCGTCATAAGATGGTTAATCTATGTCCAACATCGTTTGAAATTGCATCACAAATGCCTAACTTTAGCAAATGGGTTAGATCTAAGCTGCTAGAGGTAGATCAGAGAAATAGTTTCAGAGTAGAATATCATATGTGG